CCACGTGTAACCGTCATCGTTGTACACACCAAATACTGTTTGTGAAAACCCTACTTTTATAATAAGTGCGGTATCACCGTCTAAAATTACTTTATCCCCTTCTTTGAATGACGACGTCAAACGAAAAGTAGCGCCTTTTACAAAGCCTACTGCCCAATCTTTTACAGCTAAACCAACTAGTAAAGTTAGTACAAAGCCTATAAATTCAATATAAAAATCGTTTAACGTAATCTCAAACATAGTCATATCATACATTTTATTAGGGGCTAGGCCACTCTATCTCATCTAATGTTGTGTCGTCATTATATTTAGCAGGTAGGTCTCTAACCTTTTGTCTAAACACTCGGTATTTTTCTTTGTTTTCATCACTTAAAGGACTATCTGGTAGTTGTGTCCAATCTGTACTTTGTAATACATCCCTACACCATGCTCTAATGTAAGTCATTATATCTATACCTACATTATCTAAAGTTTGATCACCTGTTAATGTAATTTCAAAACTCATGTTGTTAGCCCCTGTACGGTGTACTGTAAAGAATCATATGATGGTCCTTGAACGCCAAGAGTTAAAACTCCCAAGTCTAATCTATATTTTGTTTCCGACCTTAAGTTTGCAATGAATTGCAAACTCATGGGACTTAATACTACAGCGATTCCACTAGCAAATCGACTTAATTGAACTTCACCTTCATCAGCGTCTAAAGCATAGGCAGTTGCTGTGGTCCTTTGGTAAAGCCGCATATCACCATTGTGGTTACTAGTAGTCCCCGTTATGGCATCTATGCTATCTTCATGCATCAGTAAAGCTATAGTATCACTCCAGAAAGGTTGGCTAGCATTTGGAAAATTGCTGGGGTCAGAAACACTAGGATTTGAATAAGTCGTGCCAAATCTACGTCCGGTAATTGTTATTAAATACGGTTTCTTACCCCCTCTAGTGTGCTCTGCTGTAGTAAAATCAAAAGTTCCAGCTACGTGTGTTGAAGTAAATGCTTGAGTCATAACACTACCACTAGTTGGATGAACAGGTGTACCTACAGTATGATTACTACCATCGGATCCACTACTTAAAAAAGAATGGTTTGCAAGCTGATTGTATATACTAGCAAAACTAATACTCGTGGTTGTGCTAAAATTACTCGCTAAAATAATAGAGGTTTTACTAAACTTTTTTAGAGTGTTTTCTTCACCTATTTGGTCAGTAATCAATTGGTCTGGTGCAACAAGCTTAACAGTAGGGTCTCCAGCTGTAATACTAAAATCATTTACTGTAGAGGCACTAGATACAATACCACTCTCTTCTAAATCTCTAAGAGTAAGATTACGGTCCTTTGGATTACCAGAATCACCCGCTTTCATCTTCAAATGGGTGTCCACTTGTTTAAGATAATTTCTTAGTTGTGGATCTAAGTTAGTTGGTAAAGGTGGTAAAGAGGGTGCTTTACTGCCAGATGTAGCCATTATAAAGCCCTCAATTCAGCCATAGACTCTGCTAAACAGATTTCGTATACCTCGTTGTGAGTAAAAACCGTTACACTGTATTCTTTGGATAACCCTTGAGGTAATCGTAAAATAGGTTCTGCAATGACCGAAGTAGTAAAAGCCTGTGGGTTATTAGTATTACCAATACTAGACGTCCCTGAAACTTCAAGTTGCCCGCTACCATTTTGTATGATTGTAGCGCTTAATATACAAACAGCATCTGCTATTGAATGTCCACTATTAACTACATTTGAAGCCTCTCTAGCAAATACATTTATCTTTACTCCGCCATGATCATAGGTATCACACAATACTTTTACAAAAGCCATACTAGTTGGCTTTTCTAAAACAATTTCTTTAGACTGCCATGTAACCTCTCTTCTTGCGTTGTCAGGGTTAGCTAAGTCTGCACTCGCCCCGTCTTGGGCAGCACGCCAAGTGTTACTGAATGTATCAAATTCTTCTACTTGGCAGTTTGTGCTTGTAGTATTACTCCCACCTACATTTTGTCCACCTTTTATAACAGATAATCGATTAGTATCTGGATCAGTATAGAAGCCTCTAAAATTTCTTCGAGTGCTGTCAAGGTCACTTACTACATTGTCTATTAGCATAAAGCTATTTAAACCGGCTCCAATTTCAAGTGAAAAACATTGAGAGAGGTTTGTAGTACGACTACTACCGTCTTGGTATAGGTGTCCAATATATTTATTTTCGTGCCTACCTCCTGCTCTAGCCATATAGCCGCCGCTGCCTGTAGTGTTCCATAGCTTTCCATTAATTAATTCTTCAGTAACATTTGTAACTTGTCCATTTTCAACTCCTATTAGTCCATCCGGTCCTGAATATAAACAATAACCCCCCATATCTACTAAACTTTTTTTATGTAATAAAGGTTCGGCTGCCTCTAGTTTTTGAATAGACATCGCCTGTGGGTCTGTACCTGCTGCTATATAATTTGTACCTTTTGTACCTATAAATAACACATTACCCGCCATGGATATACCTACGATCTCATCTTCAAGTGTTACACGATACGCAATAGGCCAAGAATGCGGTAAAAATGGTTCAGAGAAACAAAGTCGTTTACCACTAAAACCAGCAAAAATACCATTACCAACAGCAGTTAGCCCCTGCATTTGCCCGTTTGGATATAAACTTGAATCATCATCTGGCGGAGCTACCCAAAAAGTAGATGGTATTATTTCTCCTAATTGGTCATTATTTTTAGAATCTGTATAACCATTATCAGACATTGATATCTCTGCTACAAATTGAAAATCAGTAGTATTAGAACCCGTATTAGAACGATAAATACGTTTAGTCCCAAAAAAACTAAATGCAAGAGTTGCAGAGGATGAAGTTGCAGTCGAGGTAGCATTTGTTGAAGGATTTGAAGTAACTGTAAAAGTTGTACTATTAGGTACTGTTGCTATGTTAAAAGTTGAATTTATAGCGTCTGCAGGAATACCACCAGTAGCAGCAAAACCATCTAATGCCACAGCATTCCCAACACTAAAAGTACTGGAGCCATCATGAGTGACTGTCAAAGTTGGGCTTCCACTAGCCGTAGTAACCGTAGCATTTATTTTTACTCTTGTACCATAACTAGTATTTGTTTTGCTTGGAACCGCCCCTAAGTTAGTTACTAAAACAGTTTGACCATCTACTTTTGTTACCACATTAGATGCAGCTGAAGGTGGACCTTCTTCTCCAAACGGAGTTACATAGGTATACACATACGCAGTGCTGTATTTAATTTGAGTACCATCATCTGTACCAGTAGGAGTCTGAGCTACTGGTGTCTTCGCAGGAGCTTCAAGGCCCAACCTAAAAGAGCCACGTGGATATGCACCAGAACCAGTAGTAATCTCTGTAGAACTTGCCATACGGGGGAAAGTTTGGCCTGTCCAATACAAACGATCAAAAGCATCATCTGCGATTGCTCCGGGGACTACATTTACATCATCAGAAAACTCAAGATTATAGTTAGTACCCCCAAACTTATACCTATAATAAGTTTGAATCTCGTTGCCAACTAAATCAGTAGGCTCTCCATTAATATTTAGAGGTTTTAAATTACCCGACTCAAGATTAGCATTCCTAACAGTCTGTGCCATATCTTCTTGAAGTAGGCGATTATTTATTTTTGGCGCCATACCCTTGAATGTTTTTAACTTAAAATACACTCTTAGTCGTCTCCTCTAGCTACTTTCTTTTGTTTTTCAAAAGTTCTAAGTCCTGCCATTCCGAGCATAGCCATAAGTATGGTAGATAGTTGAGTAAAATCAAACTCTGGCATATCTACTTGTACACCAGCTAGCGCAGCAATCCACTCACCAACAGGTAGGATTATAAAATGTACCATCATTGCGACTGAGCAACCCCAACCTACAGACGGACGCCAACCAGCAACAAACCAGTTTTTACTGGCTGCTTCTATTTTATTTACTTCAATCTGTGAAAGATTAGCTGTTTGTAATTGTGTCTTGAGTTCATGCTCAAGTTTCATTTTTAGGTTTTTGTCAGCAACAAATTTATTTAATATGTTACCTGCTATACCTACTACTGAGTTTGTTATTGGATCCGCCATAAATACCTCCTATGTGCGTAAAAAATATACTAATAATCCTATCCCTGCGGCTACGACAATCCACATAAATCTCTCTATGAATCGTCCTGTATTAGAATTGACATCGGATTGTGACTCTACGTCTTCTAAACGTTGTTCTATCTTATCCATTCTAATAAAGAACCTATCATTTTGCCTTAACACGGTAGCTACTCGTTCTTCAATACGAGCAATAGACACGACTGCATCTGCTAGCCTGTCTAATTTTTCTTCTATCTTTTCTAGTCTTTGATCTTGTGAATCACTCATAACTCCAAACCCAAGGTCTTGGTCTGGTGCTAGTAGCTTCTAGAGTATCTAAATGTATGAATCTAGAGTCGCCATGTTGTTTCACACCAAGCCCGGTTATACCATGTTTTAACGCTACTTCTATACACTTTAAGGCGTCCGCGCCTCTTATAAGTATATCTACAGCCTTGCCACTTGCGTGAGCTCCTGGTTGTGATTTTCTTGCTTCTATAGGATGCGTTGGATCTCTATAGGCACTTGTTATTATAAACGGAATTCCTACTTCTTCACGTATTTTTTCAAGAGTTTCCATGAACTCTGGGTCCATGCCACAGATACCTGTGTGCTTACATTTGAGTTCGTCTTCGCTAAAATATTTCCACATAACCTACTGTATTGTTTTATAAAATTTTAATAATTTATACCATTCTGGTTTTATTTCTTCCCATGCAGTAAATTTTTTTATATTTAAAGTGTGTCTAACTTCATCTATGGGTTTATCTAACAACTCATGCCAATCTACAGTCATAAACCAAGCAGTCTGTTTACCCCTTAAATAACCTTCCAAAATTAATCTAAAAAGACTTATCGCTGGGTTGAATTTAATTTTATACCATAAAGGCCCTTGTATTGCATTTTTGCCAAAAGAATTTCTAATAGATAGCAATATACTAGATAAACAAATATAGAAAAAGCTCCAACGAAAACCCTTTGCAATAGTAAAAGCTAATACTGATAACTCTGCAATAGGGGTAGAATCTAATTTATTTAGGCAATGTATTAAATCATGTTCGTTTAACATACCTTGTAGAAAAGCTATTCTTTTTTTACCTTTAGTTTTAGATAAATTAAAATTTTTATGAAATAGATCGTCTTGGTTATTTTTCCAAAAAAATTTTAACTCTGACCCTAAAGTCCCTTTTTTATGTCGTTTTTGCATGACTACTTCTTTTAAATTTTTTTGTTTAAAAAAAGTTTTTGCGTAGGGGTGTTTTTTAAATCTATTTAATATTTTTCTATCACAGTTTTTATCTAATTCATCTACCATAGTCAAAATTAAATTTAAATCTGTTTTAGAATGATCTGATTTTATTGTTTTGTAATAGGTTTTAAAGAATAGAAAGTGTTTAATCATTTGTAAATTGCTACTATTCTAGTTGTTTCGTTACTTACATTTTTTATTGAACACTCAGAGCTGTTAAGTTTTTTACAATCATACTTGTGAAATGTATGTGTTGTTTCGCCTACAGTCACTTCACAAGTATCTCCTGTTAAGATATAACATGTCTCTCCTTGTTTATTAAAGGTAGTTGTCTGTTGGGGAGGTAAGTCAATGTTTTTGTAATCCCAGCCATAAGTAGTACCCATGGCACATATAAGGACAGTATTATCTTGTAGCGCTTCTAAAGATGCTTTGTGGCTAGCTATCTCCCAAGTAGAAGACCTTTCGGCCCACTCTGTTATATATCCACCATAATCTATAGTGTACCCTACTCTATTACTTTCATTAATTAGGGTTGCATAGTTATGATCAGGATTGTTTTCTGCCGCTAATTCCCAAAACTTATCTACTACTTCTTGAGTTATATTTTCATCTTCTGTCCATTCATAACAAACTTTTAACTTGCCTTTCATAAACAAATAATTATTTAAAGATTTTTGAATTTTATTATAGTCAGGGTGGTAGACTATATCAGTATAGTGTGGCTGTTCTTCAAAATCTAACCTAGCAATCCTATCCCCAGTATTACCAACTAAAAAACTTAGTTGTAAATTATCATCTAAATTAATAACAGGATAATTAGAGTCTAGAGAGAATCCAAATATCATTAAATTTCCTCTGCTTGAGTTATTGGCACTAAAGGACAAGGCTTTAATGGGTCCATGAGTCGGTCTCCGTACCAAGCTGGTTTTTCGTTTTCCATATTAGTCTGTAAAAGTTAAATTATAACTTACACCATTAGTGAAGGCAGTCGTAAGACCACCAGCCCAATAAGTATAATTATCTGTAGAGTCATAAGTACCCGTGTTAGTAGCTGTCAAATCTATCATTGTTGTTGAGCCACTTTTTAAATAATCAACACCAAGAACTGTTGCAAGAGTATTACCTGTTCCAACATTGCCATTTAAAACAACTACAGCGTTTGATGCTATTGAGTTTGCAAGACTAAAAACACCTTTTACAGTGTAAGTAGTTCCACCTAGAGATATAGATGAGTCTGAAATACTTCCTAAAGGAGCACTTGAGGCATTACCATTCCATTTGCTCATGTCAAATAAATATCCTCGATAAGTAGTTGGATATTTATTTTGTTCTGATGTTTCTGCAAATTCTCCAGCAGTTATAGAAATCACATCATCTATAGATGAGGCTCCATACCATTCATTAAATGACATAGTTGCTCCAGAACTTTTACTAATTAAAGCTCTTATGTCTGTATCATTTAATCCTACTGTTGAGCCAGAAGAACCTCCTACCTCAACGTGCATTTGGTTCATTGAAATTGCTCCAGAAGAAGGTAATGCCATTACTTATCCTCTAATTCCTTTACTTTAGCTGTAAGAGTTTCTATTTGTTCTTGTTGTTCTTTGATAGCTTCTACTAATAAACCTACTGTGTTGCCATAACGAATGGCTAAGTGTTTATCTTCATCATCTACATCAGAAGTTTCGTAAACTGCTTCTGGTAATACTTTTTCTAAATCTTGTGCTATTAAACCTGTGCTTTTCTTTCCGTCTTTTTTGTAATTAAAAGTAATTCCTTTTAATTGTTTTACTTTATCAAGAGCATTAGGGATAACTTCAACATTTTCTTTTAATCTAATATCTGAGGTGCTTCCAAAAGCTGTGATATTACCATTACAAATTAATGCTCCTGCATCTGACATATCTATTCTTGCAGCAATAATTCCTGAGCCACCATCATTTCCTAAAAATACAAAATCTTTGTCTTGCCCTGTAGCTGTTAAATTAAAGTTTAAAGAGCCACTTTCAATGTTTCCCCACTCATTGCCGTCATCATAAAACCTTATGTGTTCTCCACCAGCATCAAGAATAAGGTCTCCAGAACCGTCTAGAGTTAAATCTCCTGTTCTCGTAATAGTTCCACCACCAATATCAATAGAGCCATTAAAGATTGCCCTTCCTGCATCAGACATATCAAGAGTAAGAGCAGTAATATCACTAGAACCATCTATTCCTTTAAATATAATATCTTTATCAGAAACTTTAGACTCAATATTAAAATTGCTACTCCCTAAATTTATTACACCTACCTCTGTCCCAGAACCTAAAAATTGAAACTCTGGTGTACCTGTATTTGAATTAAATTTTAAAGCTCCATCAGCTTGAATTTTTCCACCGAAAATAGCGTCACCACCTGCGGAATAATCAATTTGTAACGCTGTTATTAATCCACCACCATCAGAGTCATAACCTTTTAAGATGAAGTCTTTATCATTCAAATTGTTTTGAATAGTGAAATTATCATTGGTGGTTTTAATAAGTGCAATTGTGTTAGACGAGTTAATAAAACTAAAATCACCACTGTTAGAAGTAAGAGCAATAGTGTCAGAATCTGCGGTTGCCTCTACTTCAATTTTAGTATCGCCATCTAAGTCAGTAAGACTACTTGTGCCCATCTCAAGCACTTTAGCGTTTAGTCTAAGTTCTATTTTTGCACCACTACTAAAAGCAGCAGCCGAAGTATTGTCTTGAGCTCTTACGACAGTAAGATCGTTACTAGAGATACCAGTAACTTTAACAGTCTCTATATTAGTGCCATCATCGAGAGTGGCAAAGAAAACATTATTAGCATCGGGCGTGGGAAAAACAGCTGCAGATGTTACAGGGACTGTTGTAACAGCGTCGTTTATCCCACTCGATAAAGTAGTTTCGGCATTGTTTTTAAAAAGCAAGCCCACAGTAAGACCTCCTTAGTTTAACTAACTGTCACTGTCCAAGTGACTGTCATACTGTCTGATGCACCTTTGTTTACAACGGAAAAAACTGTTCTACATAGCATAGTGCCACCAGAACTAGCATTTAAAATACCAGCTTCGGTTACAGCACCAGTACCAGTTCCAGCCGCAAAGCTAGCTACATAAGTAACTACAGCAGCAGAAACGTTTGTACTAGTAAGAGCTACTCTACCTAACTGTGAACCTAAGGCAGTATCACTCGCAGCAGCGGCAGTACTTCCAGATCCAATAGCCATGTGTGACATAGCAGTTGCACTAGCGTCTTTTATACGAGAAGCGACGTAACCTTTACCAGCAGTAACAACTAAGTTGTCAACTTCTTGTACAAGTTCGTCGTTCAAATGTATTTGTAGACGTCCTTTCATTTTTAATGCGTCATTTATATTTGACATAAAAACCTCTTAAGAGTTAATTGAATACGTATTTAAGGCAGACTTATTAAGCAGAGCCCCAGAAGTACTACCCGCTATCAATTGTACATCAATTGATTCTGATACTGAAACACTATTTGCAGTAGCCTGTCCAAAGCTAACCGCATGGGCTTCTCCTACACTTGTAGAATCTGCTATGGTTGCAGGGCTAAAGGCATGAGCAAAACTTTCTGAAACTGTAGAGGTATCAGTTAAAGGTTTACTAACTGCAAATGGACCTAAGCTTTCTCCTACGGAAACCACATTATTTTTATTTACTCCGGATTCTGTAGCTAAATCATCGCTTGCACTTGCAGTATCATCCAAACTATATGAATCACTAAAGGCCCTTACAAAAGTACGTACACTAGCAAAAGACTCAGCTATAGATGTTGTGTCAGAGGGATTTTTACCAAAATCTGGAGTATAAGTTTCACTGATTGTTGTGGTATCAGAAGCTGCTTTACCAAACGAACTCGCATACGATTCTCCGACGTTCGCCGAATCTGACGGATTTTTACTGAAGTTAGAAGCATAACTTTCTCCTACACTAGCTGTATCCGAAAACGTACGTTCAAAAATTAGCAGTGTTACAATACTCTCAGTTACACTAAAAGTATCTGAAGCAGATTTGCTCATAGTTAAAGCAGCTACTTCTAGTATTGAGGTAGTATCTGCAGCTACAGTTTTAGCAATAGCATTAGCTAAAGACTCTGTAATAGTTACTGTTAAAGCTTTATCTTCTTGATATCCGGGAGCAAAGTACAAGTCTTTAGAGTCTGCGTCAAGAACTATATCTACAGCAGAAAGATTAAGAAAATCTATACCATACTCTAAATTAACAAAACTAACTAAAGATTGTATGTTTTGAAATACCGTAACTGGCTCTAACGAGTCAGTATCTACTATAGCGCGTAGATTAGTATTTGATACTATTGCTCGAAGTGCCATTAATCAAAGTCATCGCGCACTTGGAACTTAATTAAATCTTGTACAGTTTGAATCCCACTACCACTTGTAGTGTGTTCTATTTCACCTTCAAAAGTACCAGCAGCTGTCCAAGTATCACTAGGAAAAGCTACACTCACTTCTCCATTAGAAGCGCCTGTGATTGAACCGGTAATTGTTTTTAGTACAGTTGTACTACCTACTTCACGGATCCTAAAACGTACAGTACTGCCAGACAGATTTACTGCTGCCCATGTCGTACTATCATCGGCGTCCAGCGTTTTACCAGCAGCTGCGGTATTACTGTCTTTTAGTGTAAAATTTAGAGTAGGTAAAGTATCACCTACTACTAATTTAATTGTTGATGAATAAGCCATAATTTACCTCATTATAAGTGTATTTCTATTTATATCCAACCGCACCTGCGTATGGCACATAATCCCAAATATTACCTTTACCTTCTATAATATCTACTGCCCTTTCAAAAGTAGCACCAAATAATGGAGTAAAGAATTGATCCCCATATAAATCTGCTTCAAACATAGGTATTAACAATCCAAACCTTCCGGGAAGTCCGGCTCTATCTGCTACATCAAAGAGATAAGTAGGCCACGGAGTTTCATCAGAACGGAATACTTCTGGATCCCCACCTTTTAATATATATTTTAATAACTCTCTAACTTCTAAAGCTAACATAGCTAAAGGCATCATAGTTCCAATTAAAAGAATTAGAGGTAATAGAGCACTTATTGGCCCATCATACTCATAATTCCTTTTCATATTCTTCCATGTGCCTTCTCCATAGGTTTTACCAAAAGAGTAATAAAAAGGTTTTAACTGAGAAATTAAAGCATAGAAAGGATTATTCATCCATACAGTTCTTTGTGCTGCATTTGGTCTTAGTACCATCTCGCCCGAAAGTTTGTTTAGACCTTCTCGTATTTGTAGGCCTAAAGGGTCAGATCTAAAGAACTTATCTATTTGATTGAATGATTTAGGAGTATCACCTTTCATAACTCCAAGTCTCTCCATACCTGCTACTAATTCTTGTGGTGGTATAGAATCAAGTCCTATGGTTTTTAACCTATCCA